GGTTACATCTGTTTCTAAAAAGAAAGAAGAAATGGTATATACTGGCAACCTAATCAAAGGTATTGGTGTGATGCATAAGTCTTCACTCGTCCCTGTTATAAATAATGATGTAGCAAAGGACATAGCATCAATGCGCAGATAGAAAGGAGCGTCATGGATACCGAAATGATCAAACAGTTAGTTGATGTCGGTGGGACATTGGCTGCACTGGTGGCATGTTTTTGGTATATTAAGTTTTTGACGGAAAGACATGAAGTTGAAAGAAAACTATGGATGGATAAGGATACTGAATCAGACAAGGCATTACGAGAATTGCTTACTGATTCAAATAGGATTCTTGGTGACATGAAAAATGTTTTTAATGAACATACTCTGCTGTTGCAACAATTGTTGGACAGAAAAATTGAAAGAAGTAGCAATAGACAAGGATAATAATGAAAATTGAAGATGTGTTGACAACTATAGGAACTCCATATTGGTGCGGAAAACAAGATGCGCTTAAAGGTGTTAAAAGTAATCCGCATTATATGCCCAGTATTTTGGCACGTTCTAATAAAAAATTTACAGCAGCAAGAATGATGGATATTGAAATCAAAGAATATGAATTTGGTTATAATACAAACAGAGATTCGTAATGGATACATCAAAGGTTATTGTTGCGCTTGATAATTATTCACCATATATGGCAAGAGAAATCATTGCCAAATATAGTCAACAAGTGTATGGTTTTAAAATGAATCATACTCTTTATCCTTACATCGGAAAAGAATATAATAATGTTTTTTGCGATTATAAGTTATACGATATTCCAAGTACTGTTTGTAATGTTATTGAACACTTGATTGATTGTGGTGCAGAAATGGTGACTGTCAATATGAATAATAATACTGCAGTATTTGAAGCAATTGAACAATACTCTGACAAGATAAAACTTCTTGGTGTTACTGCATTGACAAGTTGGGATCATAATGATCCGAATTCTATTCATCGCCAAGAGATTGGTAACATGTATGACCGTACAACATGGATTATGAAGAAGTATAATTTTTGGGGAATGATTTGTTCTCCCAAAGATTTAAAATTATTAAAAAATGTTACAAAACTAAAAAAGATTTGTCCTGGAATTCGTAATGCGGATGACGGTAAACAAGATCAGGTAAGAACTGCAACACCAGAAGAAGCATTTGAAAATGGTGCAGACTATCTGGTGATGGGTAGAAGTTTCTTTAAATCTATATAAGACTCTTGCGGGATGTTCCTTCAAGCTGTCTTATAAGCAGTCGGCAAATTTGGGGGTGGTGCCACTGAGGTTCAATTCCTCCATCCCGTACCAATTATTTTATGACAACAAGCACATTTCTTAGTTTTAATGATACGTTATATTATGAACATGTTCCATTGAACACGCCAAACTTTAATACCTATACATTGAGTTGGTATGTTAAAACAAGTAATAAACAAAGTACACCAAGATTTGGAATATATGGTGCAATTGATGGTTCTAAAAATGTTTCCCTTTTTCAGATTTATGAAGGAAATTTTTGTTATAGTGGAAATAATCAAGACTATGGTTATCAAGGTATATTCAAACATCATGAAGAAGATGATGTTAGTTATTTAAATAAATGGAATCATCATGTTTTGATTTATGATGCACTTGCTTCAGATGAAGAAAAAATAAAATGGTATTATAATGGAACACAAAGATTTATTCAAGAAGAATTTGCTGCAGGAAAAATAGATTTATATCCGCAAACATCTTCTTATTCTGGACCATCAAATAGTATAAGAATTTGGTTTGGGATATTTGAACCATCAGCAGGTGATGCTATAGCAAATGTTGAATTTTTTGATGGAGCAAATTTAGTTGGAAATTATGGTAATGCAGGATTTAAATTGACGTTTAATCCTAGCGATATAAATACCGAAGTTGATGCTGAAGGAACACCAATAGATATTGATGATCCTTATGGCAGTGATGTTCAAGTTAAATCTAATTGGTTGGCTGATATATCAGGCACAGGTAATCATTGGTTAATAAATGGGTTATAGAACAATTCAAAAGATGATGTGTGATCCACCTAGCGGTCACAAGTATGGATTCCCAAAGGCAATGCCAGAAGTCTTGAGGGAAAATAATTCGGAAGAATTGTTTGCCGAATGGTTGGTTTCCGAAGGATATCCGAGAGAAGGAATAACAGATACAGTTTTAAACTATTGCAAATTCTGGATAGAAGTTGAATCCTTTGAAGAAAAAACTTGACAAATAAAAATTTTTAGGTATAATAGTTCTTGTGTTGATTAGTTATGAAAACTTTTAAAGGTAATAGCTATGTCAAGAACAACAAGAAGCCACGATATTCTTTTCAAACGTAGTTGCTTTCGCAAACCTCGCTGCGCTCGTGCTCTTCGGTATTCCAAAGATGAATTTGGAATTCGTAAAGGAGCAATCCCTCCAACAGATTATGCTGACATTGACTATTCTTCTTTCAGAGAAGATTGGTTTTTGAAAACTTATTTTGTTCCTGTTACTCGCCCGACGGATTTAGGAGAAGAATGTGAATATAAATAGTTGTTCATAGACTTGGAGTTTTTTATGGACAACTATTCTTATTTCATGGGTCGGGATGGATTCATCTGGTGGATTGGTGTTGTTGAAGACCGTGATGATCCTGATTTGATTGGACGTGTTCGGGTACGTTGTCTTGGTTATCACACTGATGACTTTAAAGACATTGCCACCGATGATCTTCCATGGGCTCATGTAATCCTTCCTCCTACGGCTTCTTACGGAGCAATGCACAATTTGACACCTGGAATGTGGGTTATGGGTTTCTGGCGAGATCCACAATCTATGCAAGAACCTGTTGTCATTGGTGCACTTCCAGGTTATCCCTCATCTGGTCCAAATCCCGCAAAAGGTTTTTCTGATCCAAACGATCCAGGAGCGCCTGATCCGCAGATCGGAAAATACAAAATCACTCCTGACTATGGTCCGTATCCAACAAGAGTTGGAGAACAAGACACATCTCGCCTTGCAAGAGGAAGAACAGAACCTCATCCAGAAATAGCAGAAAGAGATGGTCTAGCAACATCTTCTGTTCCTACAGCACTTGGAACACCAATCATAAAAGTTGGTGCCGTTCCTGCGGAAAAAGATTTTACAGAAAAATATTTTGATGCTGTAAATGAATCAACAAGCACAACTTGGAACGAACCTAAAGCATCTGATTTGTCTCTTAAAGGACAAGATTTAGATAACAAATATTATACAGAAGCTGCAGAAAATAAAGGTGCTGTTGGCGGCAAGAATGCTGAAACTCTAGAAGACAGAACACCTACAATCAAAAGAAGACAAACTGAATATCCATATAACAGAGTTTATGAATCAGAATCAGGACATATTATTGAAATAGATGATACTCCCTTTGCGGAAAGAATGTATCGTAAACATCGAACAGGAACATTCCAAGAATGGGATGCTGATGGAAATTCAGTAACAAGAATAGTTTCAAACAATTATACGATTGTGGCTGGAACAGATTTCGTGAATGTTAAAGGAGATGTTAATCTGACCATTGATTCAAATTGCAAGACATATATTAAAGGTGATTGGGATATTCAGGTTGACGGAAATAAAACTGAAACTGTAAAAGGAAATGTTATTGAAACATATTCCACTGAAGACAAGTATACACACACAACAACCGTCAATGGAACAAGGAACGAAACGGTGACCAAAGCAGTTACCGAAACTTATAATGACACTAAGACAGAAACTGTAACAAAGGATGTTACCGAAACTTATAATGCAAAACAAACTACAAGTGTAACTGGCGCAGTGGCTGAAAATTATTCAGCAACACAAACAACAAATGCAGGCGGAAAAATAACAATAACATCTGGTCCAGAAATTGATATGGATGCAGGAGTTATTAATCTAAACTAAGGAAAAAATATGTGTAATAATCCAAAATGTAAATGTAAAAATTGTAAATGTGGCGATGAATGTACATGTGATGAAGTAAATCCTTGTGGGTTGGAGTGTAAATAATGCCACCAGTAGCAAGAATGGCAGCAACTGAACCAGTCTTCACTGTGCATCCAGCAGTTGGTGACGCTAATCCATTAGATGATTGCGCTTGCGATGTTGATCCTATTGTAGTTGGAACATTGGCAGGTTCAGGTAATGTATTTGCAAATAGTATTGGAGTGGTAAGAGCAGGTGATGCTGTAGAGCCACATACATTTCCATGCGATTGTGCATTACACCCACCTCCACTTGCATCACATAGTGGAACGGTATTTGCAAACGGAAAAAACATAGGAAGGCAAGGTGACACATATGCTTGCGGAGCATTAGTATTAGCAGGTTCACCAAATGTATTTGCCGGAGGTTAGATGGCAACAAAAAGAAGAATAAGAAAACGAGATAACAGAACACAATATATAGTTGTATTTCAAGATCTTTATAATGTAAATCGTTATGGTGGATTGATTCGTGCTGTATCATATGAGAGCGCAGAATTTATGGCAAGTTGTATTTGCGGAATTATTATTGGAGAAATAGATCCTGAAACTGGCGAGGAATTTTATTATGAAGACAAAGTTGAAGAATTGAATGAACATACTTTGCGAGATACATGGATGTATTGATTATAAATAATTGTAGGAGAATTTTATATGTCATCATCTGCCTACATAGACGCACAATCAACTAATCAATCAGAAAGAAGTGCAAGAATTTATAAAGATCTAAATCTTAATTTTCTTGCACATCCTGTTAAAAAAGATGTACAGAGATTGTATGATGTTGAATCTATTAAAAGAAGTATACGTAATCTTGTAAATTTAAATAGATTTGACAAACCATTTCATCCAGAAATATTTGGCGGTGTTCGTGAGTTATTATTTGAACCTGTCAGTCCATTCGTTGTTGATATAATAGAAACAAGAATTACTAATGTAATTAATACGTATGAAAGAAGAGTTGAGTTATCTTCTGTATTAGTTACAGACAATTCAGATAATAATGAATATAAAATTACAATAGAATTTTATATACTAAACACACCTGCTGAATTAATAACATTAGAAACGATATTGCAGAGAGCAAGATAAAAAATGGCAACCAATCCAAGAAGATTTCAGGTAACAGAATTAGATTTTGATGATATAAAATCTAATCTTAAAACATTTCTGAAAGCACAAACTGAATTTACTGATTATGATTTTGAAGGTTCAGGGATGAATATTCTTCTGGACACATTGGCATATAATACGCATTATCTTGCCTATAATGTAAATATGGCTATGAATGAGGCATTTTTGGATAGTGCTCTTTTACGTTCTTCCGTTGTTTCTCATGCAAAGACATTAGGGTATACGCCAAGATCTGCTCGTGCTCCAGTTGCTTATGTAAATGTTACACTAAACAATAATACATTAGTCACAGCAACCTTGGAAAAAGGTTCTGTCTTTACAACATCAGTTGATGAAGTTGATTATACATTTGTTACAAATTCAGATTATACAATCAGTCGATTAAATGGATTGTTGACTTTTACCAATGCGCCTTTGTATGAAGGCACATTAATCACAACAAAATATACTGTTGATAAATCAAATGTAGATCAAAGATTTATTTTGGCATCAGACCGTGCTGATACAACTACACTGAATGTTTCGGTACAAAATTCATCCTCAGATACAACTACAACAGTATATAATTTGGCAGAAGACATCACCACAGTTACTGGAGATCAGGCATCTTATTTTTTACAAGAAACAGAAGATGGCAAGTTTCAAGTTTATTTTGGTGATGGTGTGGTTGGTCAAGAATTGTCGGACGGTAATATTGTAATTCTTGAATATGTTGTTACAAATAAAACTGCTGCAAATTCAGCTAGTGTATTTTCTCCTCCAGGAGATATTAATAGTGTTGCTAACATTACTGTTTCTACAGTTGCTGCAGCAACAGGTGGTGCAGAACCAGAAATTTTAGAATCAATTCGATATAATGCACCTCTTGATTTTTCTTCTCAGGGTAGAGCAGTAACAGTTGAAGATTATAAACTGTTGATTCCTAGAGTATATCCAGGAGCGCAATCTGTTCAAGTATGGGGTGGTGAGGATAATGATCCTCCAAAATATGGAGAAGTTTTTGCTTCCATTAAAACACCAAATAATTCTAATCTGACAGAATCACAAAAGAACACCATTATCACAAGTTTGGACAAATATAATATTGCCTCAGTCAGAGTCACAATTTTAAATCCGGAAGTGACTTATCTTGATGTTGTATGTAGTTTCAAATACAATTCAAACAAAACAACCAAAACTAAAAATGATCTTGAAACAATAGTCAGAAATACAATTACTAATTATAGTGATGTTGACTTGGAAAAGTTTGATGGTGTGTTTAGATATTCAAAGCTATCAAGATTAATTGATAATTCAGATACTTCTATATTATCAAATGTGATGCGTGTGAAAATGAAAAAGAAATTTACACCTATCATCAATCAGTCTACACAACAATATATCATAAAGTTTTCTAATGCATTGTATCATCCACATGCTGGGCATAATGCAATGTTTGGAGGTATCACTCAGTCAACTGGATTTGTGATTGCTAGTAATTCTAATACTGTTTATATTGATGACGATGGTAATGGAAATTTAAGATTGTATTATCTTGTTTCTGGAACACAAAGAACTTATATTGACAATGCTGCAGGAACAATTAATTATGCTACAGGTGAATTGGTGTTATCTGCATTGAACATTGAATCTGTTTCTAATTCTGATGGCACAATTGAAATAGTTTTAATACCAAATTCATATGATGTTGCTCCTGTAAGAAATCAATTGATTGAAATTGATACCAATACCTTAAACATAACAGGTGAGGTAGATGCAATTGAAACTGGAGGGTCCATAGCAGGATCAGGATATACAACAACAGGAGTATTGTATTGAGATGAGTTCTACTATTCAAAATAAAATATCATCACAGATACAAACTCAATTTCCTGAGTTTATTCAGTCCGATCATTCTACATTTATTCAATTCTTAAAATATTATTATCAATTTTTAGAATCTGGTAAACTTGTCATATCTGGTGCTAATAGCTATGTTCTTTTTGAAACACAAACTAAAAATTATTTGTTAGATGAAACCACTGAAAAAATTGTACTAGAAGAATCAGAAGTAAAGTTTTCAATTGGTGAAACAATTGTAGGCCAAACTTCAAAAGCTACTGCAAAAGTTCTTGTTGATGATTTTGATGATAATTCGTGCTTGTTTATTACATCGCAACAATTGTTTATTCCAGGCGAAGAGATAGTAGGACAATCTTCAGGCGCAAAAACAATTGTTGTTTCATATCAAGCAAATCCTGTACAGAACATTCAACAATTTTTAGACTATGTTGATGTTGATTATACAGTAACAAAATTCTTGGATCAGTTTCGTGATGCGTACATGGATTCCCTTCCTAGCACTCTTGCGTCTGGATTATCAAAAAGAAAACTGATTAAAAATATTAAAGACCTTTATGCTGCAAAGGGAACCGAAGACGGACATAAATTATTTTTCAGAATTTTATTTGATGAAGAAGCAACTATAATTTATCCCAAAGATAATATTCTTAGAGCTTCAGATGGTGTATGGTCTTCTGACAAAATCATGCGTGTGATTGAAAATGGAAATTCTGATTTTGATAGACTTATTGGTGAAACAATTTATACACTTGATGCTTCTGAAAATATTGTGTCAAGCGCAATTGTAATTACAGTTGTAAAATTTAGAGAAGGTAATAATCTTGTTGCTGAATTAAGTTTAGATCCTGACAGTATAAATGGAACATTCAATGTAAATGATACTGTTTATGGAATTGATAATACATTAGATATACAAATTAGTGCAACAGTTCAGAGTATTGTTGCTGATTCTAATGTTACACAATCAGGATTTTATTATGAACAAGATGATAAAGTATTTTTTGAAGCAGCAGGTAATAATGCTGTACTTGCTAAAATTGATTCAATAGGTTCTGGTAGTATTGATGAAATCATGATTGAAAGTGGCGGTAGTGGTTATGCTATCGGAGAATATCTTTCTTTTAATAATACAAATACGGAAGGAAAGGATGCGCTTGCTAAGATTGTTGTGGTTGGTGGATCCATTACACTTGAAGAAAATACTGATCCATTTCATTTGATAACAGAAGATGAAGAATATATTATATCAGAAGATAATTTATATTTGGAGTTGGAGAGAAATTTAGACAATGATGATTTCTTGACGCTTGAAAATGAAGAAGACACTATTATATTAGAAAATGAAACATTGCCCGTAAATGAACGAGGTGAGATTACAAAAATAAAAATTATTGATGTTGGTAGTGGATACATTAAATTACCCAGAGTTTCTGTTACTACAGTTGGTGGTTCTAATGCTAGTCTTTTTGCTGTATCTACCAAAACTCCAGGAGTTGGACATGCTCAAGGAATAGCTGTAACAAATTTTGGATTACAATATACTTCTGCTCCTGCCACATCTTTGAGTCGAAATTTAATAATAAAAAATGTTACAGGTTCATTTTCAGCAGGTGATATTCTTACAAGTCATTTCGGAAGTGTTATTGATTATGATTCTGATCTTAGATTATTAAGATTAAATACTTCAGTAAATTTTAAAAAGGGTGATACGATTCTTGGAATTGCTGGTTCAGCTGAAGTACATTTTTCAGGAACTGGAACAGCAGAAACACAAGTTGGAACAATAGGAACAACAGTTGGCAATTTTGTAAATGAAAGAGGTAAGGTTTCTAATGATAATATGAAACTTCAAGATAGTTATTACTATCAAGATTTTTCATATGTTGTTAGAATAGGACAGTCTATTAATGAATGGAGAAGTAGTTTAAGAAAGGCAGTTCATCCAGCTGGATGGAATATTTTTGGTGAAGTTTCTTTCTCAACTTTGTTAAGAGCTACACCAAGAGTAATCGAATTCTTTACTAATGACGAGACAGGAGCGCAAATACCTGTTCTCAATTATGATGTATTCTATACTAAATTATTCGGTAGAAGGCTTGGAACTACTACGGACACCTCACTTTCAACAAATCCATCAAATGCTAAACTGTCATTAGCATCAGGTGAAAGAGATGTAACACTTACCAATCAAACGATTGTAAGATTGGATACTAATCGTGGTTCGTTTAGCAAAGGAATGCCGCTGGCAAACTTGCCAAAGTATGCGTTTGCTATTCCTGTGATAACATCATCAACGGTAATACCAAATTATCCAGATCCAGCAGGAACAAGAGTTACAACATCAACAAACTTGACAAGAGACCTTTATACCATTCAACAATTTAGTAATTATACAATTGATTCTGTTTCAACTTATTTTTATGTTCGACTAGATGAAGGATTAGGAGGAAATGGTGATAAAGTTATTCTGGAAGATGGTGATGGATTCTTACAAACAGAAGAATTAGGAATACCAGAAAGTGCTTATACAACAAGGATTAATGTTCCACCTCCTTCTGAAATTATTGTAACTACCTTGCCATAAGATATAAATATAAAGAAAAGGATTATAAGATGTCTGCAATTATTACTGAAAAATTTCGACAACATAATGCCGAACAATTTTTAGAATCATTCTCTGAAACTTCTTCCAATAATTATTATTTGTTTATTGGAAAAAGTTCTGCATATTCAACATCTACAACAGGTGGTGATGATAATACTCCACCAGCACCTAATGATGATATTGTAAATGAATTTCGTGCATGGGATGCAATGCTTGCTGCTAAGCTAATTTCTTCAACAGATGTAGGCTATGTTGTTGCCAGAAAAACTTGGGCAAACAATACAATCTACGATATGTATCAGCACAATATTAGTTCAACAAATGCTGCTACATCAGGAGAAGTTTCTCTTTGGGAGTCAGATTTTTATTTTATGACTTCTGAAAATAAAGTTTATAAGATTCTTGACAATGCAGGTGGAACAGCATATGCTGGTGCCGAACCTACATCTACACAAACCACTCCTTTTTTCTTAGGTGGTTATTATATTAAATACATGTATACTTTGTCAAGTTCTGCAACAACTAAATTCTTGACAAATGATTTTATTCCAGTTGAATCTGATACCACGGTTGTTAATGCCGCAATTGACGGTGCTGTTGAAGTTGTAAAAGTTGTTGCTGGTTCAGGATATACTGATGGAACATATTATTCACCTATTGATGGTGATGGCTCTAATGGTATTGTAAAGATTGTTATTAGTGGTGGTGCGATTCAGAGATTCGGAAGTACAGGATTTACTGAAGTATTTAATAAGGGTACAGGATATACTTTTGGAAATGTTGATTTGACAGATGTTTATAGTGACACTGGATTAACATCTGCTACTACTGTAGGTTCAGGAGTTGGTGGATCGGTTATACCAATTATTTCCCCAAAGGGTGGTCATGGATCTAATCCTTCATATGAATTAGGTGCACATTATGTTATGATGAATGCAAAACTTTTGCAAGCTGAAGGTGATGATTTTACGGTTGCAAATGATTTCAGAGAAGTAGGAATTGTTGTTGATCCATACTTATATGGAACAAGTAATGTTTCTGCTCTTTCAACAGCAAGACAATCTTTTGCTGTTAAACTTGCAGCTGCTCCAGTAACAGATTTTACTATTGATGAAAAAATCACACAATCAACAACAGGCGCAGTAGGAAAAATTGTTGAATGGGATGCAACAAATAATATAATTTATTTTGTACAAGAACATTATGCTGATCATGGATTAAAATCTGATGGTACATATGTTGCATTTAGTGGACAAAATTTAATCACAGGTGCAAATTCAGGAGCAACAGGCGTTCCTTCTTCTACTCCTTCTGAAACTGTAACTTTAACAAATGGTAATACTGTTACATTTACAAGTGGATATGCCAATCCAGAATTAGAACCATATTCCGGAAAAATAATATATAATGAAAAGAGAAGACCAATTTCAAGGGCTGCAGATCAATCTGAAGATATTAAAATTATTGTTGAATTCTGATAAAGAGAGAAAAGAATAAATGGAAAAAACCAATCTAAATGTAAATCCGTATTATGATGATTTTTCTGAAGATAAAAATTTTCATCGTGTACTGTTTCGTCCTGGTTTTGCAGTACAAGCAAGAGAATTAACACAACTTCAGACCATTCTTCAAAATCAAATTGAAAGGCATGGAAGACATGTTTTTAAAGAAGGCACTGTTATTATTCCAGGAACAGTGGGATTTACAAACGATTTATATGCTGTAAAATTACAATCAACATTTGTTTCTAATGATATTACGGATTATGTAGATGAATATATTGGTACAAGAATTACAGGAACAACATCAGGTGTTGTTGCTGAAGTTATTTTAGTAGAACAAGCAACAACGTCAGATCCTATTACTCTCTTTGTAAAATATATAAAAACAGGAACGAATAATGTTACAACAAGATTTGTTGATGGTGAGAATATATCATCAGATACTATTGTAGGTGGATTTGGTATAGGTATTGATTCAGCTTCTCTTGCTACAACTAATGCCACAGCAACAGGTTCTTCAGCTAATATTCAAGAAGGTGTTTTCTTTGTAAGAGGACATTTTGTTCAGGTTCCCACAAGTAGAATTATTCTTGACAAATATACAAACACTCCAACTTATAGAATTGGATTATCAATTACTGAAACATTGGAGACACCAGAAGAAGATACATCACTTCTTGATAATGCACAAGGTTCTTCCAATTTAAATGCCAAAGGT